CGGCGCCGCCCGGGGGGTGTGCCGGGGCGGGTGTGGGTACGCATGGTGGTGCCTCCGTCCTGATGGGTGGGTGGTGACCCGCCCGGCCGCAGTCCTTCCAGGGGTTGCGCGGCCGGGCGGAAGTCTGCGAGAGGGTCAGGCGACCGCGTACGGACGGGGCAGCCCGCCGCGCCGGCGCTCTCTGTCCGCGCACGCCGCGCAGAGGTGCTCCCAGACCGCGCCCGTGAAGCGGGCCGCAGCGACCGGGGGTCGACTGCAGAACTGGCAGCCGAGATCAGGGTCCGGCTCGGCAAAGTCGATGATCATCGGCGCGTCTCCCGCCAGGCGCGGCCGAGCCGTGCGGCCGTCGGGCAGGCAACTCCCGCCCGGCAGGTCGCGCAGGTGGTGGTGTGCCCTATCAACGCCTTGTACGCCGCGTCGTCCGGCGTCGTCCGCGCCGTCACGAGACGGCCTCGGACCGGCGGGTGAGCGCGGTGCGCAGGGCCTGCGGGTCGACCAGGAGACCGCTGCCGTCCGGCGGGCTGACCCAGTAGACGCCCGGGGGCTCGAGCCGGTCAGGGGCCGGGGTGCCCAGCCAGCAGGCCAAGCCCAGCATCTCGGAGTGCGGGCAGTCCCACGCCCGGCCCGCGCTGACGGGGACCAGGAAGTAAACGACCCGGCCGCTCGGGTCGTGGATGACGGGCCCGGTGATCTCGGCGGCGGCCGCCAGGCCCTCGTGCTCACGCGTCTTCACGGCGCACCAGCGGATGCCGAGCGGGAGGAGGACGAGGCCGACGGACTGTAACCAGCGGTTGGCGTGGCTGCGGTCCGGATCGGCTCGGGCGAGCCATTCCGCCGCGGCGTCGGATGCTGCTGGCATGAGTAATCCCCTCACACGGTGGGCGTGTGAGGGGATGATTGCTCACGGTAATGTGGGCTGCGCCCACACTTTGTGAGCATGAATTTCGCCCGACCCGCTTGACAGGTCGTCAGACTCCAGCCCACCGGGCGAAGGCTGCCACCGAATCGTCCGAGTGCCGGTCCAGCCGCACCAGTGCGGCGGCCGTGGTCCGCGTGGTCGGGTGGAACCGGGTATGCACCGGGGAGATACCCCGGGCGGTCGCCAGGTCCGCGAACGCCCCGCCCCGGTCCCCCTCGGCCAGGCGCGCGGCCGCGACGTCGATGTGGTGGTGGCTCGCCCGCTCCTTCGCAAGGTCGCGCGGCAGCTCCCACTCCGTACGGTCCTGCTCCGCCCCCCACTCCCGCAGCCTCGCCACCGCCTGCTCCGTGTCCCCGGCGTCGATCAACGCGGCGACCTCGTGGATCCGCACGTTCGTCGGACCGAACGACATCTCGTACGCCGTGCTGTCTGCGCCCAGGATGCCGGCGGCCGCGCGGGCCTCCGCGAGCCGCTGCGTCGCCTGATCGGGCCGACCGTCCCGGGCCTCGAGGATCGCCAGCTTGAGCAGGATCGCGCCCTGCACGGCCAGCTGGGCGGTGCTCAGCGAGGCCTCGGGGGCCAAGCGCTCCACTTCCTGCTCCAGGTCCTCGAGGAGGCGGCGCGCCGACCCGTACGCGCCCATGCGGATCATCGCCCCGGACCGGAGGTAGGCGGCGGTGACCTGCATCAGCGGATCCCCCGACCGGTCGGCCGCCCAGTGCACCCGCTCCACCGCCGTCAGCGACAGGTCGTGATACCCCAGCTTGTGAGCGAGGCTGTTCGTGGCCCGATAGGCACGGGCCAGCCACCAGAACGCCCGCTGCTGCTCCTCGCCGCGCGCGGTGTGGGCGACGTGGGTCAGCTCGGCCAGGAGGCCGGGGAGGAGCGGGCCCATGCTGACGTACTGGCCGTCCTGCCGCATCTGCGTGACGTGGTCCATCTCGGCGGCCAGGACGGCGAGCGGGCGCGGTGCTACCGGCAGGTCGTCGGGGTTGTCGTACGTGAGGAGTATGCGGCGCAGCTCGGGAATGACGGCCTGGACCTGGTCCTCGCGTTCCGAGCCGTTGATGAAGGGCTGGCCGGTGAGACGGTCCGGCCCGACGCTGAGCGCCTTGGCGATGCGGGCGATGAGCCCGGAGGACGGGTTCCGGGTCCCGGCCTCGATCTTCTGCAGCAGGCTCGGTGAGATGGTGACGCGTTCGGCCAGCCTGCGGACGGTGAGCTGCCGTATCTTGCGCACTTCGCGGATGCGCTGGCCGACGTGGTGTGTGGTCATGCCCTGCCCCCTGTACGTCTGTCCGGGCTGCCAGAGTACGAGAGCAGGCGGGCGTGGCGGCGTCCCGTACGTAAACTCTCCGCCCCAGAGACGTACGATTCCGGCCATGGCTGACATCGACATCCCCGAGCACATCCTCGCCCTGGAGTCCGCTGCGTGGGCGGAGCAGCAGGCGGGCGCCCTGACGGTGGCGACGGCGGACGCGGTGCAGGCCGCGTACCGGGAGCACGCCGCAGCCACCGAGGGGCTGTCCCGGCTGGAGCTGGAGATGGCCACCAAGCGGGCCGTACGGCACCCGGCCGACACTGCCGGGGCATGACGAAGAGCCCCCACCGCCGTGGCGGTGGGGGCTTGGTCAGGGGTACTGGCGGCGGGTGGGGTCCAGGCCTGCGGCGAGCGGCCCGGGCGTACCGGTGGGGTCCGGGGACGGCGCCCCCGTACGTCGGCACACCAGAGCATCCGGATCGCCCGGCGGCGGCTGGAGGGTGTACCCGGTGGGACAGGTCTGGCCGTCACGGCCAGGAGCACCGTCCTTCCCCGCGGCCCCGTCCTTCCCCGCCGGACCCTGCGGACCGGCAGGACCAGCCGGTCCGGCCGGTCCAGCCGGGCCGACGGGGCCGGGCACGACGGAGTCCGCCCCGTCCCGCCCCGGCGTACCGGCCACCCCGGACGGACCCGACGGGCCCGGGACCGGCGTTGCCGGCGCCCCGTCCCGCCCGGGCTCCCCGGCCGGACCCCGCTCACCCCGCACCCCCTCCGGCCCCGGCGGCCCCGGGATCGGCACCGGTACCTCCGCCCTTGCGGGCAGGTCGTCGATCTGCTGGGCCGGGTCCGGCGCAGCCGGTGTTCCCCCGCCCGCGGTGATCTGTGCCCGCAGCGCGCGGACGTCCCCGGCCAGCGTGCTGACCGCGTCCCCCCGCCGGTCCGCCTCGGTCGCCAGCACCCCCGCCCGCTCCTCCGCCCGGTGGATCTGGAGGAAGGCGAGCGCCAACCCTCCGCCGAGGGCCAGGAGCGCGGCCACCACCCACAGCCAGGCCCGCCGCTGGTAGAGGATCTGCTGCGTACGCGTCACGGCTCCCCTCCCCGCGAGGCCAGGAGGAGCCGCAGCCGAGCGGACTCCGCCCGCTCGGCGGCCAGCTCCGCCCGTACCGTAGCCAGCTCCGTACGCAGCTCGGCGCGCTCCTCCTGCAACTGGTCCGTCAAGGTGCTGAATCCGCTCACCACTCCGCCCTCCCGGGCCGCTCGCGTGGCGCCCCTGGATCCGTAGATGGCGGCTGCGGCTGCCACCGGCGAGGCCAGCAGTGCACCCAGCGCGGTGAGCATCGCAGCGTCCACTACGGACCTCCAGCGCACGAGACGGTCAGATCAGGCACCCATCGGCGGGGTCGCCGGGTCCTTGGTAGCCGGCAGCGTGGACGCCGTACCGGCGCGGCCCACCAGCCGCCCCGCCACCCAGCTCTTCGCAGAGGCGAGGACCAGGGCGATCGGCGCCGCCCACCACACGGGTATGTCCGCGACCCCCACGGCAGCCACGCCCAGGGCGGCCTGCGCCCCGGTCCACGCGGAGCGCTCCGCGATGTCGAGTACGAGTCTCTGCATGATCGATTCTCCTTAGGTGTTGGGGACTTGGAGTCGGTCCCAGCTGGTCTTGCCGGGGATGCCGTCGGCGTCGGTGCCGGTGTAGCCGAGCTTGCGCTGCCAGGCCGCGTACGACTTCCGGTCGGTCTCCGACCACCGTGGGCCCGGGCCGACGGTGTACCGGCTGCATCCCTCGGCCACCAGGCGCTTCCCCATCGCGGTGATGACCGGGCTGTTGCGACCCACCCGGAAGAACGAGGCACCCGGGTACGGCTCGTACTTCGGCTGCTTCGGCTTCGGCTTCGGTGCGGGCTTGGCGGCCGCGGGCGGGACCGGTGCGGTGCCGAGCCGCGTCCCGATCCGGCTCCGCATGGACGGCATGGTGAAGCCGCGCGGGTCGATCTTCCCGGGCTGCCATTCCAGGTGCCCGATCACGGAGCGCTCGTTCCACCCGTGGGCCCGGCAGACGGCGGCCGACGCGCGCTCGATCGCCTCGAGCTGGACGGCGGGCCACGGGTCCTTCCCGTCCCCGAGGTTGACCGCCTCGAAGCCGTAGAAGTACCGGTTGCCGTCAGTGTTCGCCTCGTTGTCCGGCGGCAGGACCTCGCGCTCCGCGATGACCGCCTGGAGCACGTCGTCGTCCCCGGCCCCGGCGTGGTTCGCGCGCCCATTCCCCACGAGATGGACGGTGCCGTCCTTGGCGATGACCCCGTGGCACAGCGGCCCCGGCAGAGCCGAGTGGCCGTTGAAGCAGAGGTTCACCGAGGCGGCGGTGCCCGAGGTGACGGTGTGGTGGATCATCACGCCATGCACCGGGCCCCACGGCCCCTTGTGATTGCGGTTGTTGGTGCGCCACCCCGGGTGCTCGACGACGGTGACGCCTTCGTCGCGGAGCGCCTTGAGTAGTTGGTCGGCGGTGAGTGGTGTGGCCATGGGTGCCCTCCGGGCATGGAAAGGCCCCGGGCCGGGCGGCTCCGGGGCGGGGCGGGAAGTGGGGTGGGTCAGACCAGGGCGAGGGCCATGATCGGAATGTCGTGGTCGGTGAGGACCCCGGCGGCGGCCTGGTTCAGGCTGGTGGGGGTGTTGCTCTGCGAGGCGAGGTACCAGGCGCGGGCGAACGGCGTGCCGAAGAAGAAGTTCGCCGGCGAGACGGGGGCCTCGTTCTGGATGTGGAAGAAGCTGTAGTCCGCCGTGCCGCCGGTGGTGAGGACCCAGGTCACCCAGTACCGGCCGGGCGTCAGGGTGACGGTGGACGGCATGGAGATGGCGGTGGCCCCGATGTGGCTGTTGATCATCTGGGGCGGGCTGCCGGTGGTCTGGCCTGCCGCGGCCAGCGCCACCGGCGACGCGGTCGAGGTGACCTTGGTGCCGTTCTCGCGGTAGATACCGGCGGCGTACCGGTTGCTCGAGACGCCTCCGTACCCGCGGGCGAACATGATCACGCGGTTGACCTGGGTGTCCTCGGTGATGTTGATCCCGCACACGTACAACCGCTGCGGGGTCAGGTACTTCGCCACGGGGTTGGCGACGGTATACGGGTCGCACGTCCAGGCCTGGAACCCCAGCGCCTGCGGCGTCCACAGGTTCCGGGGGGTGGTGGCAGGCAGCTGGGCGGCGGGCATGCGGGCGGTCGCGTCGAGGGAGGGGACTCCGTTCGCTGCTCCGCGGGCGGTGGTGGCGAGGGCGCCGACGGCGGCCGCGGTGTGCGTGTGCCCGGAGGTCGCCGCCCCGACGTCGCCCGCGGCCAGGACCACGGCGCCGGTCTGCCCGTTGACGGACTGGACCGGGGCCGGTGCGGCGGCGGGCAGCTGCTCGGCGGGGACTTTGCCGGTGGCGTCGAGTCCCGCGACGCCGGACGGGGAGCCGACGGCGGTGGTGGCGATGGCCCCGACGTCGCTCGCGGACAGGAGTACGGCGCCGGTCTGCCCGTTGACGGAGGCCACCTCACCGGCTCCGGCCGGGCCCTCGGGGCCCCTGATGTTGGTCTGGAGGACCCAGCCGCTGCCGGTGTAGGAGTACAGGTCGCCGCTGCCGGTATCGACGAACAGGTCCCCCTCCAGGGGATCTGCGACGGTGCTTTCCGGGTCGCCGTCTCCGAAGTACCAGTGGCTGCCGTCCTGGCCGGGCTCGCCCTTGCCGCTGGTGTGCGCGTAGAGCCAGGCGCGGCGCGCGCCGCCGGCGTCCGCCCACATCCCGAAGACCTCGTCGGGGCCCTCGAAGCGGGGGACCTGCCCGTAGGAGTCGCTGATCACGTAGGCGACCGGGTTGCCGGTGGCGTCCAGGAGGTCGGTGTACTGGGTGCCGTCGACCGGCGCGTCCCAGAAGCGGACCTCGGTGTCGGCAGCCACCATCCACAGGCCGTCCGACGGGCGCACCACGAAATCGGAGACACCCTGACCGAACTGAAAACGCGCCATGTCATACCGCCCAGGAAGTAGTGGTGGAGACGACGAACTCGTCGGCGGACATCGCCGGGTGCTGTGTCAGCCAGACCTGTCCGGCGCGGGCGTGGCCGCGGCTGTAGACGGTGAGCCGTCCCAGCCGGGCCCCGGTGATGTAGACGAGGACGTACTGCCAGTGCACCGGAGGCACAGCAGCGGCCGGAAGGGTCAGGGGCACCCTGCTCTCGGTGCCGGCGGCCAGAGCGCTGGTGCGCCGCCAGGAGCCCATCCGCAGGTAGGCGGTCCCACCCCTGAGCTGGAGGACCGTGCCCCCGTCCACGGCCCAGCCCGATGAGGCCGATGCGGTCAGAACAATCTCCCCGCTGTCCTCCCACAGGGCACGCCACCCGGTGCCGTCCCACATCATGCGCCGCCGGGTGTCGGTCTCGAAGCACTCCTCACCCAGCCTCGGGTGGGGGTTGCGGGTGGTGGAGGTGCAGGGGCGGCATCGGGTACCGGCGTACAGCTCGGCGCGGGTGACGGTGACCGAGGACGCGCCGCCCAGGGTCTGGGCCTGGGCGAGGGGGATCTCGTAGACGCCGGTGGCTCCGATGTCCTGCGTGAGGATGGGCGCGCCGGAGCCGGGGGTGCCGGTGACGAGGGCGGCCCGCACGGTCCAGTCGGAGCGGTCCAGGCGCAGCACCACCCAGTCGGTCCGCAGCTGGCCGGAGAGGTTCTCCGGGACGGGCAGGCTGAAGGATGTGCTGCCGGAGTACCAGCCGTGCCCGCGTACGCTGGCGGCCACGTCGGCCCGCACACTGACGGCCAGGCCGGTACCCGGGGAGACTACGGGGGCGTCGGTCGGGTCCCCGTACACCCCGTCGTCGGAGAACCTCGAGGCGATCCGCTCGTACTCCAGGTCGTTGACCTGCCTGCCGTTGTGGGCCGGGCTCGGATACGACGTATCAGCCACAGCTACCCCCTTGCTTCGAGTTGTCCTAGGCGGCGCGCGAGGTGGCGCACCGTGGCGACCAGCGATGCGCTGGTGGTGGAGTCTCCGCTGCCGATCACGGAGGTGACCTTTTCGGCGCCGTCGGCGCTGTCGGCTTCCAGGCGGATCGCCCGGACGGTGTCGGTGACGGTCAGGCCAGTGGGCAGGACAACGGCGACGCGGTCCCCGAGCCGGTAGTCCCGGCCGGCCTGGAGGTCCTCGGTGTCGACCGTCTCCGTCGACAGGGAGGCCTGGGGGTTGTCGTTGCCGAGGGCGAGGAGCCCCTCCTGCGTCAGCTCCCCGGCCGCGTCGGTCTTCCCGGCGGCCTGGATCAGCTTCTCGACCCGGTACCAGGTGGTGTGGGCACCGGAGGCCACCTCGGTGTACGCCCGGGTGTTGGCGGGTTCTCCGGCCCCGACCTGCTGGGCCGGGTCCTCCCCGCCCATCACGAGTTCGGAGGTGGCCAGCGGGGCGCCCATGGTGAACCGCACGGTCCGCAGGTTGCCGAGGCCTGCGGAGAACCGTGCGGTGCCGGTCAGGTCCCGGGGTGCGGACACTCCGAACAGGATCTGGCCCCCGACTTGCTGGGTGTGGAAGTTGATGCCGTCGGGGACGGCGACGGTCCGGCAGGCATCCAGGAGGGGTTCCATGCGGGTGGTCAGGGTGCGGGTTGTTCCCGCAGGAGGCGCCGTGTCCAGGACGAGCTGGGGGATGCGCCGGGCCGCCAGGGCGCCGGGCCCGCAGTTCTCGTTCACGAGCGTGCGGATGATGGCGCTGGAGACCCCGGTGAGGGTGCGGACCATGTCGGTGGTGGTGGTCTGCGTGGCCCAGCTCTTCGCAGGCTCCGGGTAGGTGAGCCGACCGGCGACCACCGCCAGGTCGTCGGAGAAGTTCGCGGTCACGGTGCCCGGTTCGGCGTCCGACTCGAGGTCCCACCCGTACTCCTGGGGGACCTCGAGGGGGCCGGCCATCCAGATCTGCCGGTCCCGTACGACCACGAGCCGGTTGCCGGGCTGCAGCTGGGACATGACCTCGGGGTGCGCGGTGAGGGTGACCGTGCCGCTGCCCGGTTCCCGCAGCCGCTGCTCGCAGGTGAGCGACCGCCACCCGACGAGCGGATCCCCCTGCAGGACCAGGTCGCGGTCGGTGATCCACAGCTCGATCGCCACTACGGCCCCTCTCTATGCAGTTTCGTACCGGGGGTGGAAAGCGAGGTCGACGGCCGAGCCGGGGCCGGAGCCGAGCAGCTCGAACGCCACCGGGTTCACCCCGGGGGTCAGGCCCCACAGGACGGCCGAGGGCCAGTTGAGGGCGGCGAACCAGTTGTCGCCGCCCGGCCCCCGCACCTGCGGCGGGTCGGTCCGTACGGTCACCTGCTCACTGGCGGCGAGGTTGCCGTGTCCGGTCGCGGACGGGTCCAGGGTGAAGGCCTCGCCGGTGCCCTGGTGGGTGAAGGTGATCAGGGACGCCGGACCGGTGATCCGCCACTCGGGCCAGACAACGGCGTCGCCCGGGTTGGTCAGGGTCGTGTCCCCGAGGACCTGGGAGGAGGTCACCGACGGGTACGGGTCCAGGAAGTCGATCCCCTCGCCCTGCTCGCGGTGGACGGTGACCGGGGCGGTGTCCTGCCAGTACGGATCCTCGCACCACAGGACCAGAGCGGCCGCGTCGGAGACCAGGCCGCTGCCCTGCACTCCCCGCCCCTCGAACCCCTCCTGGTAGAACACCCGCACGCTGCGGGAGGTGCCGTTGGGGCGAGCGATCGTCAGCGTCCCCGGGCCCTCCCGCAGGGTCCGGGTGAACGCGGTCGCCAGCTGGCGCCACCGCTCGACGAACTGCATGTGCGTGTCCCCGTAGACGTACAGGGGCCAGATGATCGTGCGGGGCTGCGGCTGGGCATGCCGCATCCGCCCGCCGCCGCGCGGCTGCGGATCGGTCGTCAGGGCGTACCGGGCGGCGCCGAGCCCGGACACCCCGTCGGGCAGGGTGAACCACCCGGCGCCCGGGGAGGTCAGCGGCCACACCGTCCCGGTCGGGTCGGTGTAGTGAGCGGTGGCCTCCCCGACGCCGGGCAGGATGATGGGCCCCTGCCCCCCGCCGCCGGGTGTGCCCGGGCCCGGGGGGTTGACTACCGGCGCGGTGATGATGGGCATTTACCGTCCCCTCCCGACCCGGTCCATGGCGTCGCGACGGCGCTGGAGCACGTCCAGGTCGTGCACCGTCATGTCCAGGGTCCGCGGGTAGAAGTAGTAGGAATCCCCGCCGGCCGCCGGGGCGGTGGTGGGCTGGTGTGCGGCGACCACGGTCCGGGCGCGCGGCGCCTGGGGGGCCTGCGGGTCGAGCGGGCGGGTCATGCGCTGCACGGCGGCCGCCCCGACCTGGGCGAGCCGGGCCGAGGTCTGGTGGTCGATGATCCGGCTCCGGCCGTCGAACGCCTGCAGCTCGGGGCCCCGTTCACCAACCCAGCCGATCTCACCCTTCTTCGGGCGGCCGCCGGACGCGTAGCCCTTGACCTTGAGCCCGTACCGGTGGGTGAACATCGCGGCGGAGGCCGAGCGGGCGCGGGAGCCGACAAGGACACCGTCCCCGCCCCGGGACTCGACGTTGACCCCGTTGAGGGTGCCCGCGGTGTGGCCCACGCCGGAGTTGGTGATCCCGATTTCGAACGGGCTGCGGGCGTTGAGGACCCAGCCGGGCGGGGCGGTGGCCCCACTGAACGCCCCGGTCGCCCAGCGGCGGTGGGGCTTCTGGCCGCGGATCACGGACTCGATCGCGGACATGAACCCGGAGCAGTCCCAGGACGGGTTGCCGTTGCCGCCCCACTGGTAGGGCTTGCCGTGCTGGGTGCGGGCCCACGACAGGGCGCCCGTGAAGCCTCTTCCGCCGATGCCTGCGGCCTCGAGCTTGCCGTCCGCCTTGCCCGCGTAGCCGACGATCGTGCGGATCATCCGCTCGGGGACGCCCTTGATCATGTCCCGGTACAGCGAGGCGCTACCCGCGATCTTGTTGATCAGGGGCTTGACGACGGCGTTGAGTCCGGCGACGGCCGAGGCCTTGACCCCGTCCTTCAGCCACCCGACTCCGGCCTTCGCCAGGTCGACGCCCTTGGACGCGGCGCCCTTGACCCAGTCGAAGATCCCGCCCCGGGCGAACCCGCCCTGGAACGGGCTCAGGGACCGGCCGTGCATGGCTGCGTCGTTGACGGCGAGGAGACGCGCCCGCTCGTACGGGTCGCGCATCGCCTCGGACACGGCGATGCCCTCTCCGCGGCGCAGCGGGACCAGCTGGTCGTCGCCCTGCCGGTAGGAGGACTGCCCGGCGAGCACCCCGCCCCGCGCGAACCCCTTGAACCAGTCCAGCTTCGGGGCGCCGAAGACGCCTGCGACCTCGTTCCAGACGGCGCGGATGCCCTTGTTGTAGACGGTGTTGATGATGAACTCGACGGGCTTCTTCGCCTTGTCCTTGATGGAGTCGAATGCCTTCCCGACGGCGTCCGCGCCCGTTTTGAACGCGTCACCGAGGCTTTTGGCGAGGTCCCGGGCCTTGTTGATCGGCGGTTTGATGCCCTGGTTGTAGAGCCAGGACGCGCCCCGGCCGATGCTGTCGAAGGAGGGCTTGAGGTAGTTCCTCCACAGGGCGCTGCCCGCCGAGCCGACCGCCTTCAGGCCGGTGATGATGTGTCCGGTCTGGGTCTTCACCCCGGACCACAGGGACGCGGCTCCGGACACGATCCATCCGAACACGGGCTTCAGGGCGTTGTTCCAGAGCCAGGTGCCTGCTGCCCCGACGGCGCGGATCCCGGTGGTGATGTTCTTCAGCTGGGGCTGGATGCCGGTCTTCCACAGCCACATCGCGCCGGCGCCGATCGCCCGGAAGACGGGCCCGAGCGCGACGTCCCAGAGCCACTTGCCGACGGCGCCTAGGGCGCGGAAGGCGAGGACGATCGGCATGACGACGACCACGCCGATGACGGTGGCGAGGATCCGGGCCCCGGTGTCGATCGCGGAGAACGCGGGCTTCAGGGCGTTGGTCCACAGCCACATCGCGGCGGTACCGACGGCGCTGAGCCCGGTCATGAACGCGGCGAACCCGGGCTTCAGCGCGCCGTTCCACACCACGTCCCACCCGGCTTTGATGCCCGCCCACGCCCCCTGGACGATGCTGCGGAACGTCTCGGACTTCTTGTAGGCGACGACGACCGCGGCGGCCAGGGCGAGCACCCCGACCACGATCAGCGTGACGGGGTTCAGGGCCATGACGGCGTTGAACCCGGCCTGGACCAGGGCCCAGGCGCGGGTGACGGCGGCCGCCGTACGGGCGGCGAGGGAGTAGGCGCTGAGCACTCCGATGGTGATGCCGGTGGCGATGGAGGAGGCGGTCATGGCCAGGGTGACTCCGCCGACGGCGATGGCGAGCGGGGCGAACCACAGGCCGTACTCGCGCACCCACTTGACCCCGGCCATGAACCCGTCGCTGATGGCCTTCATGGTGGGGACGGCCTGCTTGTCGACGAAGTCGATCAGGTCTTCCAGCCGGGGCAGGACGTACTTCGCCGTGACGTCCCCGAGGACCATCAGGCCCCGGCGCTTGAATGCCTCGAACTTCGCCCCGGCGTTGTCGCGCAGGGCGTCCCCGGCCCGCTGGGCCGCACCGCCGACCTTCCCCAGGTCGGCCACGGCCTTGGACGGGTCCAGCTCGAACAGGGCGGCCCCGAGGTCCTCGGCCTTCGTGCCGAACAGGGCGACCGCCGCGGCGTTGCGGTCGACGGGGTCCTTCATGTTGCGGAGCTTGTCCAGGACGGTCTGCAGGCCCTTGGCGGCTCCGGCGCCGCCCTCCGCGAACATCGCTGTGCTCTTCTTCGCGGACATGCCGAGCAGCTCGAACCCCTCGGCGGAGGCCTTGGAGCCGTCCGTCGTACGGATCTGGAACTCCTTCAGCGCGTCCGCGACGACGTCGGTGTCCCGGGCGCCGGCCTTCATCCCCTGGGAGAACAGGCCGGTGACGGTCTTCATGTCCAGGCCGAGCGCCCGGAAGATCGTGCTGTATTCGTTGAAGGTGTCGGCCAGGTCGTCCGCGCGCGGCCCCATGATCTGGAACCCGCGGTACATGATGTCCAGGGCCTCGCCCGCGTTCTTCGCCAGGCCGGTCTTCACGGCCTGCCCGGCCGCGTTGGCGGCCTGCCCGAGGTCGATCTCGAACAGGGTGCTGAGGTCCTGGACCTTGGTGCTGATCTCGGCCAGCTGCTTCGTGGTGGCCTTCGGCGGAGCCAGACCGGCCGACATCGTGGCCCGTACGGCGGCGGCCGCCTCGTCCACGGACTCCGTGACCGTCGCTCCGTAGAGCTTCCCGGCCGCCGCGCCGGCCTTCTTCGCGTCGGCGGCCGACAGGTCCAGCTGGGCCTTGAGCTTGCCAGTGGCCTTCTGCTTGGCGACGGCCTCGTCGATGCCCTGCACCAGAAGTGCCCCGGCGGCGACACCGACGGCGGCGGCCCCGGCGAGGACCTTGCCCTTCATCCCGGACATGAGGCCCTCGCCGCCGGCCTGACCCGCCGCGGTGGAGGCGCGGGCGACCGGTTCCCCGATCTCCCGCCCCAGCTGCTGCCCGAATCGCGACATGTTGGGCAGGACGTCGACCCATACGGCACCCGCGCGGGGCATGGCTCACCCCTTCTCTGCGTGCTCGGGTGTCGCCAGGGCGACGATCCTCAGGTAGCCGGTACGGGCCTCGGCGGCCTCGCGGCGGGCCTTCTTCTTCCGGCGCTTCTTGACCGACGGTTTCTCCGGGCGCCATACCGGCTTCGGGTAGGACTGGACGGGGGCGTCCTCGCGCTTGTTGGCGTTGCGGAAGTCGGTCACCAGCTGGCCCAGGAGGTCGACGACGTCCGCCGTCAGGAAGTCGCGGTGTTCCCAGTGGTGGCCGGTCAGCTTCCGGGCCAGGGCCCCGGTGGGGGGCAGTCCTTCGACCATGACGCGCAGCTGGCGCAGGGACAGCGTCCCCTGCCAGAACTCCGCGATGGGGTCGCGGGGGGCGTAGTGGTGCAGGAGGTCGGCCTCGACGGCCTCGGGGTGGGGCCCGAGGACGTCTAGGACCGTGTAGGGCGCTTCTTGATCTGCCCCTGCATGTCCTGCTGCACGGCCATCATCAGCAGCGCGATGTCGTTGTCGGAGTGCCCGGCCGCCTGGTACTTCTCGTACTGCTCCTCACCGAGGATCGCGACCGCCTTGTCGTGGGCGGTCGCGGCGCCGTCGACCTTCGCGTCCCACTCCGCGTCCGTGAACAGAGGGTGGGGGAAGGTGAGGACGTCTCCGGCGTCGGTCTCGAACTCGACGTCGGCGCCGCCCACGGCGTCGGTGAACTGCTGGCGGACCTCGGAGAGGCGGTAGCGGGCACGGTTGGGCTTGCTCATGGTGGTGTTCTCTCGTTTCTGGGTGGCCGGTGGGTGAGCCGGTGGGGGCACCGCGGCGGTGGGGCTCACCCTGGGCCGCCGCCGCGGTGCCGGTGTGCGGTCGGTGCGAGCCATCAGGGCTCGACCGGCGGGCCGTAGTCACGCCACCCGGGCCCGTCGATCCAGGTGACCGAGTCGGTGCCGAGGGTGTCGTCGACGTACGCCTGGTAGGTGACGCCGCGGGCGATCTCCGCCGTGCGGGTCCACTGCTCGTCCTCCCGCCCCGTACGCAGTGCGGAGGGGAAGTGCCGGACGATGTAGAGGGGGTTGCCGGTGTCCTTGTTGAGGTCCTCCGCGATGAACACCAGGCGGCGGTAGCGGGTCGGCGGGGTCTTGGGGCGCGACCACGTCCACGTCTCCGCCCCCAGGACGGGCAGGGACCCCGTACCGGACAGAGGCAGATTCTCGTACAGGGCCACGGCGGCCGCGTTGGTCTCCTGGGGGACCCACTGGGCGGTGACCGTGTCCGACTCCACGTCGGAGCGGGTCGGGGAGGCGGACTGTCCGGAGGTGACGTCCGAGGTCGACAGGTCCCCGGAGAACGTCACCCCGTCGGTGGTGGTGTACCCGACGGGCACGTACCCCGTGGGCAGGGTCTGGAGGATGCCGCCGGCATCGAACGGGGTGGTGACCCGGTCGGCGGTCGTATCGGCGGCGAAGATCGCATAGCGCAGCGCCTTGCGGATCAGCGCCTGGCGCAGCTCCGCGATCTCGGTGAAGTCGGCGGCGGGCATCCCGCCCCCCTTTCTCATGGTGAAGGCCCCGGGCGGGCGCCGCGGGGCCAGGGACGGAACAACGGGTCGATCAGGTGGTGGAGCGGGCCCTCGCGGAGAGGGTGTAGGTGGCGACCGCCCGCCGCACGGCCGGGTTGCCGTACGGGACGACCGTGGGCCGCTGGGCGGTGGTCACGTCGTCAATGACCGCCTTCTGGGCGGGCTGGTGGGTGGCGGCCAGGGCGTGCATCGCCACCCGGGCCTGCTCGGCCAGCGCCCACGCGGCCGCCCGGGTGGCGGCGAAGGCGACGACGTCGACGGTGGCGGTGTCGGTGACCCGGTCGTCGGCGCCGCCCACGACGAGCACCTGCACCAACGGCACCCGGGTCTCCAGCTTGTCGGGCAGCTCGTCCACGACCCGCACCCCGGGCAGCAGCGGCCGCAGCCCGGTCATCACGAGCAGCTCGACGTCCGCCCACATCAGCTGATCCGGTCGATACGGGTGTGGGCGGCCCGCCCCAGGATCCGGCGGCGCGGCGTGGAGGACGTGCCGAACTCATCAGCCTCGGCGTCCTCCCGGTCCGCGACGACGGCGGCGGTCGGCCGGCCGCGGGGCCGGGTCTCCTCCACCACCTCGATCGACCGTGCGAACTCCTCGAGACCCTCGCTTCTCGCGATGCTCCGGGCCACCGGGGCGATCTTGTCCGCCTCGGTCTTCAGCGCCTTGCGCACCGGGGCCGAGCGCATGATCTCCCCGGTCACCCGAGGGTCGAACTCGAAACGAATGGCCATCAGCCGGTCACCACCTTCAGGAACGCTTCGGTGTGGTCCATCAGCCCCCCGTAGCTGCCGTAGACGCCGGGCTTCCCGTCCACCTCGTACAGCACCCCCCGGTACCGCACCCGGGACAGGGCCTTCAGCTCCATGTCCGGTGGGCCTGCGAGGCGCCACCGGGTGACGACCTGGACCCGGTCGTCGAGCGCCTCGGAGCTGGAGACGGGCTGGACATTGCACTGGGGGACGTCGCGCTCGACGTCCTCGTAGACGTCCTGGCCGCGATCGTCCTCCCCGACCAGGACCCGGTCGATGACGGTCACGGTGTCCCGCCGCAGCGGGTTGTCGATCGTGCTCATGCGTCGTCGCCCCGGTTGAGCCGGTGGGCCTCGACGGCGGCCTGCCACTGTGAGGTGATCCCCACCGCCGCCGTCGCGGCGAAGGACACGGATTCGGTGCCGGTGGTGATCTGCTGGATCGCCGGGTCCAGGCGGTAGATCGCCCGCGCCTGGTCGATGACCGCCTCGGCCACCTCCTCCGGCACCGGGTCCTGGCCGTGGTCGTAGATGACGGCCACCTCCGACCAGGCGGGCCAGCACCCTGACGGGTGCAGCAGCACCCCCGCCCGCCGCTTCGCCCGTACCCCCACGAGTTCCGCCCCGTCGACGTGGACGCTGTGCAGCTGCACCAGCGGCGCCGCCGGCAGCTGCAGTTGCTCCCGGCCGGTGCCGTCCAGATACACCGTGTCGTCGGTGACCAGCGACACCGGATGCCGGACCGCGCCACGAAACCGCCTCGTGGCGGCCCGCAGCGCGGCCAGCATCCGCACATCGTCAACGGCCAGGCCGAGGAAGACCGCGAGGTCGGCGGGGTCCGCGAGGTAGGGGTCAGGCCCCGTCACCGGAACCCGCCCGCTGCTGCGCCTCGGACAGGAACTCGTCCCGGCGCTCGAGGAGGCCCTTGCGCTTCTCGCCGGAGGCCTCGGCGTCCAGGACGCGGGCGGTCTCCTCCTCGTCCGCCTCCGCCAGGTGCGCGATCACCTGGAGCACGGTGTGCTCCGCCGGGTCGAACGCCTCCGGGTCCGGTGTGGTCTCGGGGGTCTCCTGCGTGCGCGGGTCCGCCTGCGCCTGCGTGAGCGGGGGCGCCTGCCCGCCCTCGGTCGGGGCCGTGCGTGCCCGGTAGCGGGCCGCGTCGTCCGACCGGACCCGGATCCCGTCGATAGTGATCATCTTGTGTTCGGGCATGCCGTGCGCTCCTTACGGGGTCTCGACCGGCTTGACGACGATCAGCCGGTTCGGCTTCCAGATGACCTGCATGGCGCGCAGCTCCGCGCGGACGTAGACGAGGTTGCGCTGCGCGTAGTCCTTGTGCTGGTTGAACGCGAGGATGGACAGGCCCTCGACGTCGAGGAGGGCGACCTGCCGCCAGTCCCCGAGGATGACCGTGCCCGGGGCCAGGCGCTGCGACAGCGCCCGGGCCCGGCCCCAGCTGGTGTTGGGGCCCTGGCCGAAGGGGCCCTGGCCGAAGAACCGGTCGTTCGCGTCCTGCATGAGGTCCCAGGCCTCGTCGTCCTCGGGGGACATCAGGGCGGCGGTGACGTTCCCCCCGGGCAGGGTGGTGATCTTCGTGATCGCCTGGCGGATCGCCTTGACCTGGGCCATGGCGTCCGTGCCCGGGGTGTAGGTCAGCTCCTGCACGCCGGTGGTGTGGAGGATGCCCTTGGGCTGGCCGTTGGTCCCGGTGCCGTTGAGGAGCTTGTCCTCCACCACCCAGTCCAGCGAGTACTCCAGCTCGTTGTTCATGTAGGTGGCGAGCGCGGGGGCGTTGGACAGCAGGGCGTTGGTGACGTCGTAGCCGTCGGCGTAGGTGTAGGGCTTGGCGTCGGCCAGCTCGGTCTGGATCGTCGACGTGGGCTTGAGCGCGGTGTCGGGGTCGCCGGGCAGGATCTCGTCCTGGACGATCGCCGCGTTGCGGGTGACCCCGGTGACCTGGAGGTACTCGAACGGGCCGTCGGACTCACCGCGGCTGATGAGGTCGAGGATTGTCAGGTTGTCGCGGTCGACCTGGTCGACCATCGGCATCCGGGTCGGGGCGAGGTGCCCGAGGCCGACCTGCAGCGGCGCCTCGGTGGCCTTGCGGCCGGCCATCCACTCCTTCAGCGACCCGACGCGGGTCCGCCCGATACTGACGGCGGAGCCCTCACCGAGCCCGGACGGGTGGGCCTTGCGGAACTCCTGGTACAGGGCGGACTTCACGAACTGCCCGCCCAGCGTGGTCGCGTCGCCGTCCTCCTGGCGGTCCTTCACCCCGGACAGCTTGGGGGCCGGGCGGTCGGCGGCCTTGCCCGCCATCGCGGCCGCGGCGGCCTGGGCGTCGTCGGCGGCCTTGACCTTCGCCGCCAGGTCCTCCGACTCGGACTTGATCTCGTTGATCCGCTTCACCTCGTCCTCGGTGAAGTCCCGGCCCTCCTCTTCCTTCGCCTTGGCGACGATGTCGGCGGCTTCCTTCAGCAGCGCCTGCAGCTTCTCGCGCAGCGTCATCCTGTGCTCCTCATGGTCATCAGTTCCAGCGTGGTGACCCATGCGGACACCTGGGCGGGCGTGCGCGCGGGCGACTTCGCGGCGGCCTCTTCGGCGGCGGCGGTCTCCTCGGGCGGCTGCTGGCCGGTCTCCTGCTCGGGCTTGCCCCCGGCCGCGGGCGCGGGCGGGGAAGTCTTCTGGTGGCGGTTCTTCTCTTCCGGGGTGGCGGCGGCGAGCACCGAGCCGATCGACTCGTACGCGGCGGTGAGCGCGTCGAAGTTCGTCTGGCTGAGCACGCGGCCGGCCTTCGCGGTGTGGGCGAGGTCGCGGGCCTTCGCCGCGAGCAGCTCGGTCTGCTGGTTCGCGCCGACCAGACACGGCCCCACCTCGAACAGGGAGCTGAACCGCTTGATCTCGTAGTACTCGCCCCACGGGTGCGCGGCCAGGTCGTCGGTCTCCACCCAGCCGCCCTCACCCACGTCGTAGGCGAAGGAGAACTGTTTGATGCGGCGGCCCTTGAGCAGTCCGTGGACATGCTTCGCGGTGGGGTTGGTGTCCATGTCCTCGATCTGCGCGAGGACCTCCAGCCCGTCGGCGGTCTCCTTCGCCTCCAGGACGATGCCGATGTGCGCGAACGGGTCGCCCCACTTGTGGGCCCAGACGACGGGGATCGGGTCGCCGGAGGCCTTCCATTCCGCGAGCACCTGGGCGAACGCCCCGGGAGCGATCACGTCGCCCATGGAGTCCTCGTTGCCGAACACCGAGACGAGCGCCCGGAACTGTCCGTCCTGCAGCCCGTCGGCGGACCCGACGGCCTTGATCTTCGCCCGGCATTCCTTCGTACGGGGCACGTCAGACCCCCCTCTCGTAGTCGAGTCGGCAGTTACAGTTCGCGGTCTCAGCCGCGTCCCCATTCGCATCCCCGGGCCACCTCAGCCCGTTGGCGAACGTCGTCCCCAGCGGGACGCTGTCGCCGTTCATCCGCACGTGGCTCGCGCGCGGGTTCTTGCCCCCGGTCCGCCACACCTTGTGCGTCAGGCCGGACGCCCCGGCCGCATCGTGCGACCCGAACGACCGGGCCTCGGTGGCGGAGGTGACCGCCCGTACGGCGGCCGCCGTCACCCACGAGCCCAACCCAGCACGGAGGTTGTCGCGCCAGTCACCCTCATCGATGACCGCCGACGTCGCCGCGGTGTACGCGGCCTGCTCGTACTCGGCCGCGTGGGAGGCGGCAGCCGTGGCGAGCCAGGCCTCCATCACCGCCGGGTCCCACCCGTCCGCCTCCGGGTTCCACACCCCGAGGACGGACCAGGCCCCGATCTGCGCCAGCCGGAACCCGAACCCCTGAATCAGGGCGGCGAGTTGGGCCTGCCGCTCGGCGGACTGGGCGGCCCACAGGTCGAAGAAGTCCGGCGGCCCGCCGTCCTTGGCGTCCGCCCGCTCCAGCAGCCCGTCCGCCTGCCGCTGCGCCCACGCGGTGAGCGCCGCGGTGTAGGCGTCCCGCTCCGCCTCGAACGTCCCCAGATCCTCCGGCCGCCCCTTCACTCGGGGCGGCCCTGACCTTTTGGGAGCGACGGAGGTGGGGCCGTGTCTGTCGGTGAGGCGAGCCCGCCGACGAGGACGTTGAGCGGGGTGACCAGCTCGTCGGTGCCCTCCACGAACGGCAGGTTCTGCACGGAGCGGGCCTCGGAGCGGAGCATGTACGGGGCGCCCGTCGCGGTCTGCAGGAGCGTCGCCTGCTCGGTGAAGCTGCCGCGCAGCTTGGACTCGACGTTGGCCTCGACGTACAGGTTCGACCCGGGGGCGACGATCGGGACCAGCATGGTGTTGAGGACGTCCTGCAGCATCGTGATGTCCGGGCCGACGCTGTGGGTGTAGAGCATCTGCCGGAACGCATCCAGATTGGAGAACGTCCCCTCGCGCGCGCCGACCAGCTCAGGCGGGATGTGGTAGCTGGAGGCGACCTCGGCGTCGGTGAGCTTGCGCCCCTCGATGTCCTGCGTGTCCTTCGGGTTGAACGCGGTGACCGTCACCAGCTTCATGCCGTCCTCGAGGATCGGCGTCCCGCCGGCCTGGCTGCCCCGGCCCATGAACGCGTTGAACGCGGCCTGGAACCGCTCCTTCGCCGTCTTGGACCACTTGGGCGCCTCGGCCGGACGCTCGATCACAGCAGGCACCCGGGCGCCGTTGCGCCACACGGAGCGGCGCCACTCGACCGCCTCGGTCTGCTCGGCCAGGATCTGCTGCATCGTCTCCATCGGGGACGTGCCGTCAGCACCGACCGAGGCGTACCCGTGGTCGAACAGGTACGGGCCGGGCAACGGGACCGTCTCGGCGGGGCCGCGCGAGGAGATCAGGTACAGGGCGGCGGGCTGGTCGTCGTCGTCCGCGAGCACGTGCATCCGCCGCGCTGGCTTCCGCCGCAGCTCCCACCCGCTCGCCGTGTCAGCGTTGGGGAGGACCTGCACGCACCACCGGTCGTGGATCAGCCAGTCCACGATCACCGAGTGCCACAGCCGCGAGGGGGGCACCGCCGGGGCCGGGTTCGCCAGCAGCAGCGCCAGGGGGTGGTCGGTGACCCGGCGCCGGTCGGTGTCGGAGACCCGCTCGTAGACGTGCCAGGGGATCGTGGCCAGCGCGCGGGCGATGTAGTCGACGACCTTGCGGACCGACGGCTGGGTCTCCCACACGTTCATCGCGGCGGCGGTGCCCGCGTAGTTGGACAGCGGGACACCGGGGTCGACGACCCGGATCCCGTGCTGGGTGACGTACCGGCCCAGCTCCGCGAGGTCGTCGAACTGCTCGCTCTTGACCAGGGCGCCGGTCTGGTCGATGACCTGGCCGGACCCGGAGGCCTTCCTGCTGCGACGCCACCAGGGCATGCGCCGCCCCCTCTCTTCAGATCGCTTCGAAGTCGCCGTCCTCGTACGCGGAGCGGCGTACGGGCGGGCGGGCCAGGACCTCGGACATCGCGTCGCACAGCGCGCTGATGCCGTCGATCTTGTCGGCGCTGTTGGCCTTGTCCGGCTTGACGTTTCCCGCGCTGTCCATGTCGACGGCGAGGTTGTCGACCATCCACGTCATGACGGGGTTGCCGTTGTGCCGGAGCATCGGCCGGCCCGTCGCGCCGAGCAGCAGCATCCGCTTGACGGCCTTGAGCGCGGGGCTCATGGTCTTGAAGCCCTGACCGACCCCGACCATCGGGGCGCGCTCGCCCTCGAGGTCGTTGGTCAGGCTGGTGCTGCCCCACCGGTCGAACCCCAGCGAGCGGACGTCGTAGGAGTCCAGGTCCTTGCGGATCTGCGCCCCGATGGCGTGGTAGTCGGTGACGTTGCCCGGGGTGGTGCGCAGCCACCCTTCCTTCACCCACCGGGACGCGGCGTCCGCGGTGCGCTTGTCGAGGGAGGGCAGGTTGTCCTTCGGCGTCCAGAACCGCATGACCATGTCCAGGCTGCCGTCCTCGTCGTCCGGGAAGAGCCAGACGAGCGCGTTGAGGTCGGACACCGAGCCGAGGTCGAGACCGCCGTAGGCCTCGCGGCCGCGGAGTTTCACCTCGTCGACCAGGGCGCCGTTGGCCCGCCAGGCGTCCAGGTCCAGGAACTGGGTGACCTGTTTGGTGCGGATCCCCAGGTGCAGCCGCTGGAAGCTGGCGAGTTCGGCCGGGGACTGCTGGGCCGCCCGGGCCTTCCGGGCCAGGTAGGCCCGGGTGGGCGACACCCCGAAGCCAGGGTTGGCCGCCCTCCATGTCTCCTCGATGAACGGGTCGGCGTCCTTCGGTACGGCGAAAACCACCCCGTACACCGAGGGGTCCTCCAGGACTCCGCGGGCCAGCTGCTCGATGCGGGTGCGCTTGCGGGCGTAGACCGTCTCCGGCTTCCCGGAGTCGGCGGTCGTGATGATGACGATCAGGGGCTGACGGCGCGAGCCGGTACCGGACTCGATGACCTCCACCAGGTCCGGGCTCTTGTGGACGTGCAGCTCGTCAATGATCCCGGCGTGCAGGTTCGCCCCGTGCTGGGCGTCCGCCGCGTTCGCGATCACCTCGAAGTAGGACCCGGTCTTCGGGTGGATGATCTTGCCCTGGTAGGCCTTGACGTGGCCCTTCAGCGCCGGGGCCCGCTCGGCCAAGTGCTTGATCGGGGTGAACACGAACCCGGCCTGGGCCTTCGTCGTCGCCGCGGCGACGACCTCCGCCCCGGGCTCCCCGTCCGCGCACGTCATGTAGATCGCGATGCCGCCCGACAAGGTGCTCTTGCCGTTCTTGCGGGGGACGTCGACGTACAGCTCGGAAATGATCCGCACGTACATGTCGGCGTCGTCGTCCCAGTGCACCCACCCGAAGACGGGGGCGATGATCCACGCGACCTGCCAGGGGTCGGGGACGAGCGGCTGCCCGGCCCACTGCCCCTTCGTGTGACGCAGCAGGCTGAAGCTTTTGATGACCTTGTCGACCCGGTCGGGGTCGAACCGCGCCCCGGGGGCGTTGCGGGGCTCGGGGGTCTTGATGAGCGGCGGGCTATCCGGGAGCGGGATCCCCCTCGAGACGAGGTACCAGCCGACCTCCGGGGAGAGCTTGAGCGCCTCGAGCTGGTCATCGTCCAGGAACGCCCCGGGCACCGGCGCGTCCGGCTCTGCGGCCGCCTTCCTACGCGAACGGGTTGTCGTCCTCGCTGCCATCGTCGGCCCCTCTCGCCAGGGCCTGCTCTGACGAGGGCGAGAGGCCGAACTGCGCGGCGAACCCGCGCAGCTCCCGGCCGGCGTTGCGGGCGATGGCGACGGACGGGTTCGGGACGGTCTTCTCCGTGGACGACCCGTCCGGCCGGGTGGTGATCTGCTGGACGGTGAGCCCGGTCAGTGTCACGTCGCGGGTCGCGGCGACGAACACGGACCAGGTCTCGCAGTAGGCGGCGAGCATCGCCCGGTCCTCCTCCTTCAGGAGGTCCAGGCGCTGCAGCCCGGGGGTGACCCGGCGCCACTCGGCGGCCGCCTCGCGGGACAGCCACGTCGGGGGCTTGGGGGCGATGCGCCGGAAGGCGGGCCCGGGGTTGACCGTACGGCCTCCGGAGTCCTTGCCCTCGGCCCTGCCGACCAACAACTTCAGCGCTGCGGGCTGGGCGGTGCGCCCCATGGCAACCCCCTGACCTGCAATGTCACTGGTGACGGTGTGTCATTTCTCCGGTTTCGAGTTCACAATTCTGAGCGTGTGTGTGCCGAGCTGACGGCGCCGGGTCCCGTGGCGATCAATCTGGAAATCTGGACTCCCCTACCGGGGAGGGGAGCCGTGCCGAGGTGAAGATGGCCCACGGGCGCGGGCGCTCCTGGACGACGGCGGCGGCGCGGGCCAGCTGCTCGTCGGTGAGGAGGTGCTCCTCGGCGGTCACCGAGGCCTGCGGCGTGCCCGGTTGGCCCGCGCGGCCTCGGCCTTGCTCTTGACGGTGTGGCATGGCTCGCAGATCAGCCCCAGGTTGTCGAGGTCCTCGACGGCTCCGCCCTCGAAGATCGGTGTGATGTGGTCCAGCTGGTGCTGGTGAGCACCGTCGGGGTCGTCGTCGGCGTCGGGCTGGCCGATCCCGCAGCGGTAGCAGCAGCCGCTGTCACGGTTGGTGACGATGCGCTTGAGGGTGCGCCACCTACCTGAACTGATGCCGTACCGGGCCTGCTTGTCGTCCCGGCCTGCCCAGGGGACGGGCTGGTGCTCGGCGCAGCGACCCTTGGGGACGAGGGTGGTGCATCCGGGCTCGGCGCACCGGGTGGGGGCCGGGTGGGCACCGGGGGCCTCCCGAGGGGGGTAGGGGTCAGGGGCCTGGGGTGGTGCCGATCATGGAGGGGTTGGAGTGCTGCTCCACGAAGTTCCTGTGGCCGCGGGTGTTGGGCTTGCCCAGGTCGATGAACGTCTGCCAGGTCGCCTTGTCGGCTTCCGGGGCGTCGTCGTGTGCGTCCAGGGCTGCCTTGGCTGCCTTGCGCAGGGCCTGCAGCTCGTGAGGGGTGAGGTGCAGGGTGTGCCTGGTGAGCTTCTCGGTCGTGAGTTCTGCCATGGGGGCCTCCTGGGCATGGGGAAGGCCCCGTCCGTGAGGATCGGGGCCTGGTGGTGGGTGGCAGTACGGCCTGGCTCCCGTCCAGGACGCTGAGGGCCGCTACTCCTCCTCCGTACTGCCACCCGGTTCGGGACGGGTCAGAAGTTGGGGCAGAGGTTCTTGTGGACGGCGTCGTTGATCTTGCCGCCGGTCTCCGGGGTGTTCAGCTCGGGGAGGCGGGTGTCGATGGTGAAGCGCCCGAGGGCCAGGTCGACCAGCTTCTCTCTGTCGTCCGGTGACGACTTGATGGAGCTGCACTGGTTGAGGCCTCGGCTGATGGCTTTGTCGGTCTTGCCGTCCACGATGCGCGGGTCGATCGCGTCAAGGGCCTTGGTGAACGCGGCGATGGTGGCCTCGTCGGGCTTGTCCGGCACGCCGGCAGCGGCTTGGGCGCTCGCGCGCTGCTCCTCGGTGAGCGAGGTGGGCCCGGCGGCGGGTGTGACCTCGTCCGGTGTGGTGCCGCAGGCGGTGAGCGTGGCGAGTAACGCGGCCGCGGTGAGCGCGGTGGTGGTGCGGGTGCGCATGATCCCCCCTGGGATGTACGTGACGTAGGGGGCCATCATCGGGCACCCGGTGGCCCGGTGTCAGGCGGTTCGGGTGACCCGCATCCAGGACCCGGTGCGCAGGATGGTGGGGGTGGCGGAGGCGGCGTTCTGCGCCCATTGGAAGGAGATGTGCCCGTCGGCGCCGGCGGTGATGGTGCCGGTGGGGGTGAGGATGACGCCGGCGGCGGTGATTCCTACGCCGACGGGCTGGCCGGGCGGGTAGCGGGTGAGGCGGATGCTGCCGGTGCCGTCGGAGACTCCGAGGGTGATGGCGGCGGGCGCCCAGTAGCCGGTGGAGCCGGGCGGGGCGGCGATGGTGAGGAGGAGGTCGGCGGCGGGGTCACCGTCTGCAGCGAGCATCGCGGCGATGGCGTACCGGCCGCCCGCGGTGACCGGGACGGTGAGGTGGTCGTCGTCCTGCAGGGTGGTGGAAGCGGGGGTGGGCTCGTCCGTGGGCTTGTCGACGGTGCGGGTGACACCGATGGTGTCGCCGGTCGGCGGGGTGCCGGGAGGGCCCTGCTCTCCCGGGGCTCCGTCGGCCCCGTCAGCTCCTGGCGGGCCTGGGGGGCCGGTCTCTCCGGCGGGTCCGGCGGGCCCGGTATCGCCGGTGTCGCCCTTGGGCCCGGCCGGTCCGGTGTCTCCTGCCGGGCCGGTCGGTCCGGTGTCTCCTGCGGGGCCGGTCGGTCCCGTGTCGCCCGTGTCGCCCTTCGGGCCGGTTGCTCCGGCGGGCCCTTGGGGGCCTGTGGGGCCGGCGGGTCCCGGTGGTCCGGGGGTGAGGACGTAGTCCCCGGTGTAGGGCTCGGCGGGGGCGAGGGCGGCCAGGTCGACTCTCGGGCCGAGTGCTGTCGTCAGGAGCACCGGGTAGTCGCGGGCCGGGGCGTTGGTAGGGCGTTCCATGACGAGGTGGGTGTACCCGGTGGGCTCGAATCCGGCGGCGTCGGCGGCCAGGACCGTGATGGACAGCTCCCCGTTGACCCAGCGTCCTTCGGCGTCGCCCTGGACGGTGTGGCCGGCCTCCGCGTTGGTGACGAGGGCGGGTGCGGGGCGGAGGATGACGCGGCCGCGCATGGGGCCGCCGTCGGGGTGGGTGCGGGTGTCGGTGACCGTGATGGTGGGGGCGTCCTCGGGGAGGGCCATCTCGCCTCCCTTCGCTACGGGCGTTGTTCGGGGATGCCGACGAGGCGTAGCGCGCGTGCGCGGGTGGCGAGTTCGGCTCGGGCGACGTCGGCCAGGCGGTAGAGGGGGCGACCGGTTTCGGTGAGTCCGGCTTTGTGGAGGTGGCCGCGGGATGCCCAGTCGCGGATGGTGGTGGGGCGGATCGCGGCGGCGCCGGCGGACAGGAGTTGGCGGGCGCGGTGGGCGTGTGCGGCTGCTTGGGCGGTGGTGAGGAGGTCGGTGTCCACGGGCCCTCCTCGGGGATGCGACGGAGCCCCTGGCCGGGGGGCCGGGGGCTCTGTGGGCACACGTGTGGTGGTGGCAGCAGTGTCGCGCTAAATGCTGATCTTGTCCAGCGGCGAGGTCTGGTCAGTCCCAGTCGGTGTCGGGGACGGCCTGGCCGAGGAGCGTGTCCTCGTGGGCGTCGGGCTCGTGGTCCGGGTTGTTCTGCATCATGGTCGGTCCTCTCGGTGGTGGTTAGCCGATCAGGTCGGCGGGGGCGTTCCCGTACTCGTGGGCGGGAAGATCAGGGCGCATGGTGCGGAGGCGGCTGGTGGTGATCTCGCGGTTGTGGGTCGAGGTGGCGGCGAACTGTGTGCCGCACCGGGGGCATCGGGGTGCCTGGGGGGCGGGCACGGTGCGGCTGCAGTGCCCGCACAGGGACAGGGCTCGGTTGATGAACAGGACGGTGCGCCGGGTGCTGTTGGCGGTCAGCTGGCAGGGGCAGGGCTCGGTGTAGGGGCGGCCGTCGGCGTACGTGGGCGGGATGGCGCGGGCCCATTGGGCTCCGTCGCAGACCCTGCGGGTGTGGCAGGGGCAGGCCGGGCAGTCCTCCATGCCGACCGGCTCGTACACCGGGCCGAACGGTTCGTAGAAGTAGCCGTCATCGTCCATCGCGTCATCGTGCCTTCTGGGTGGGCCTGGGCGCAGCCGAACTGGGCGGCCTCTGGGCGGCCTTGGTCTGCTCGTTGCGGCGGCGCAGGGCCTCGAGGCTGATGGTCTTCTCCAGTGCCATGCGGTGCTCCTCAGTGGGTGTGGTGGATGTGGTGGCGGTGGGGGTTGGCGGGGTCCTGGACGACCTGGAAGGGGGGCGGGGTGGTGTTGTGGTCGTTGTTGTTGTTGCTCTGACCTGCGGCAACATCGCCAACAACAGGGGGCGCGGCAGGGGTTGGGGGAGGGGTGGGAAGTCCCTCCGGTGCACCCCTTCGCGGCCCCCCAGCGGGGGCACCCGTACGCCCGCCCGTACGCGGATGCCGTGGCGGGTGAGAAGGGCCCGGACGTGGCCGGTCTTCCAGGGGGTGGCAGGGAGGCCCATCAGAGGGGTGGTGGTGAGGGTCTCTGCGAGGTGGGCGAGGTGGACGCCGGAGCCCTCGGTGTAGGCCCGTGAAGGAGGACGGCGACGTGCTCGAGGGGCAGCAGTTCGGAGGGGTGGCGGGTGTCCGCCGGGGGCTCCTCGACCGGCTCCTGCTCCTGGCCGTCGCCGTCGTCGGCGGGCTTCTCCGGGGCGGGCTTCTTCTCCTCCTCGGGGGGCATGGTGGCGAGGTAGCCGAGGGCGAGCGCGGTGATGGTCCACAGGACGGCGGCCGCGATGGCGATGCGGGTGGTCCAGGGCAGCCCGTAGATGAACCCGATGGCGAGGCCGACGCACAGGATGCGGAGGGCGGGCGAGCTCTCCGGGCGGGGCGTCTTCCTCTTCCCGGTCTTCTCCGGAGGGCTCTCCTGCTGCTCCCCTGTCTCGGCTTGGGCCTGCTCGTCGGGCGCGGCCGGGGGCTGCGGGTCGGGGGGCTTGGTGGGGGTGGTGCAGAGGATGAGGTCGATGGTGCGGCGGCTGAGGTCGGACCAGCCGAGCCAGAGGGCGGTCCAGAAGCGGATCCAGGCGTCCACGTCAGCCTCCGATCATCATCAGGGCGGCGGCGGCGAGCTGGCTGGGGACGGCCCAGAGGGTGCCGTCTCCGGTCGCGGGCCAGACGAACGCGGCGAGCAGCGCGAGGGCGGCGGCCCGTACGGGGGTGAGGGGCGCGGCGAGCATGAAGATCAGGAGGAGGAGGGCGACGGCGCCGATCCCGACGTGTCCGAAGGGGCCGTCGGAGCCGACGCCGAAGCCGGTCAGGCCCTGGCCGACGACCTTCTCGGCGTTGGCCCAGATCTTCCCGGCGGCGACGTAGGAGGTCCCGGCGAGGAACGCGACGGTACCGGCTCGCCCGGTGGTGAGCTTGATGCGGCCGCGGCCCCGTACGCCGAGGACCAGCAGGACGGTGAGGGCGAGGGCGATGCCGCCGGCGCCGAGGGAGCCGAGGACGGCTCCGCCGCTGGAGGGTGCTGCGATGACGTGCATGTTCGGGGGGTCCTTAGAGGGTGCCGGGGGCGTGGAGGGCCAGGGCGAGGGCGGCGGAGCAGACGGGGATGCGAGCGGCCCAGACCATGACGGGGCGTAGCGCGGGGGGCATGTAGGGCAGGCCGGGGAGGTAGCTGGCGACGATGTAGGTGACCAGTCCCATGGCGATACCGACGCCGGGGGCGGCGGGGCCGGTGTCGGCCAGGAGGTCGCGCATGAGGGCGACGAGGCCGGTGACCCAGCCGACGGCGGCGGCTGCGGCGTGGTAGGCGAGCCAGATCCTGCGGCGGTGGAGGCGTTCGGCGGCGGCCTCGGCGGCCGGGTCGGGGGCGGTCCACGGGGGTGCGGCGGGCTGGGGCTGGTGGACGGTGACGTAGAGGCCGGGGGCCATCTCCGTCTCGGCCGGGGCGGGCGGCTCGGGGGTGCGGCGGGGCGTGCCGAAGGGGCCGGGGGCCAGGTGCCACCACGGGCGCCGCTCCTCCCCCTGCTCCTGGTCGTCGTCCTGGCCGTCGTCCTGGTCCAGGTCGGGATCGGGGCTGGCGGGGGTGGTGGCTGGGGGGACGTAGCGGACCTGGACGAGGGGATCCGGCTCTGCCTCGGGTACGGCGGGGCCGTCGATCCGGTCGCGCAGCCAGGCCTTGATCGTGCTCTCATCGTCGCTCATGCGGTCTTCCGCTCCATCCGGAGAATCCGGAGGACGCTCTCCTCCTTGGCGTTCGCGTTGGCCACCTGGCGGACGTAGCTGAGGACCTTTTCCGGATCGGAGATGCCGCAGGAGAGCGCCATCCGGACGGCATCCGCCATGGTCATGGGGCCGGTCAGTGCCGGTTCCGGAGTGGCCTCCGGAGACTCCTCGTTGTCTTCCGGAGGTTCCGGAATCTCTCCGGAAGGCGTTCCGGAGGTTCCGGAGATCGCGGCTTGCTCTGCGGTGACGGCTTGCTCGGCGCGGGTCAGTTCGCGGCGTACGGACACCATGGCAAGGCGGCCGCCGGCCTTCGCGCGCTCGGCGTCGACCCATTGCTGGGTGCGGGCGTCGAGGGGCTTGGCGTGGTGACGGAGCACGACGGTCCACAGGGCCTTCGCGAGGCCGGACACGGCGGCGGCGACGCAGCCGATGGCGAACTGGCCGCTGATCCAGCCGTGGGTGCCGACCGCGCCCATGGCGATGCCGAGCGCTACGTAGCCGACGCGGGGCAGGGCGGCGCGGTCCTGGTCGTAGCGGGCGAGCCACTCTAGGGCCATGCATGTGAGCCAGGCGAGGTCGAAGACGACGGCGGCGGCGTATGCGGCGGCGGTGAGCGGGACGACGAGGTCGAGGAGGCTGCCGATGCTGGCGGTGGACCAGAGGATGCTGGCGACGCCGATGACGGCGGCGGCCGCGGTGACGCCGGTCAGGACGATGCGGTCCCAGTCGCGCGGCGGGAGCGGCAGCTCTTCCTTGTAGCGGTCGAGGACGAGGTGGGTGGTGCCGTCGATGGTGTGCGGGACGAGGCGGGAGCGCTCGACGGTGCGAGTGCGGGGCATGGGGTCTCCGGGAGCGAAGGCCGGCCGGGCGCGTGCTGGTGCGCCCGGCCGGGCGGTTCAGCGGGTTGCGCGGGTGGTGGCGGCGGCGTTGCCCGCGGTGCGGGCGGAGCCGAGCTGGGTGCGGGTCTCCCCGGTGGAGGGGAGCGGGGCGCGGCGGGCGGCGGACAGACCGGCCTGGTAGCGGCGGGCGGCGTCGGCGGGGCTGATCTCCCCGGCGGGGCGGGCCATCAGTCGCGGGCCTGGGCGAGGAGGCGCATGCCGTACTCGGCGCGGGTGATGTCGGTGGGGGGCGAGTCGAGGCGCGGCATGTGGCGCAGCAGGAGGGCGGTGGTGGTTACGGCCTGCGCGGTGCCGAAGCCGTAGAGGGTGGCGGCGGTGCGTCCGGCGTAGGCGAGGCGGGTGACCTCCCGCATGGTCTGGCCGGGGTTGACGGTGCGCAGCGTGTGGCCGATCTCGGTCAGCAGGCGGCGGGTCCGTACGTCGGGGGCGGGGCGGTGTAATGCCTGGATGGCGCGGATACCATCGCGCATGGTCGTCTCCTGGGCTCATCAGGGGGTGACCGGCCCCGGTCACATGGCGTTCCAGCGCCGACCGGGGCCGTTCTGTTGGCGAGTACGACCGTAGCGAGAAGTGTGGACATTGTCCACACTTCTCGGAGAGGATGACCCCATGCCCGAACCTCCCGAAGGGCCAGAACAGGAGCCGGAGACCATGACCATCCCGAAACTGGCCGAACGTGTCGGACGCAGCCGCACCCTGATCCACCGGCTGGCGACCACCCCGGCCGAGGGCTGGCCGGCCCCCGTCTTCCGCCCCGGCAGCAGCAGGCCGGAGTACGACGTCGCCTGGTTCGACGCCTACTGGGAGCAGCGGCAGGCCGGCATCACCCAGGGCCGACGGAACGACCTGAGCGCGCCCGACGAGGGCTGACCGCCGTACGAAGCTGCGCCCCCCGCCCATGGGAGTTGGGCAGGGGGCGCAGCGCTGTGAAGCAGCGTACGAGTCAGGCCGCAGCGAGGCGTTCGCGGGCGGTGGTTGCGTAGCTGGGCGAGGCCTCGATGCCGACGAACCGCCGGCCCTCGGCCAGTGCCGCGACCCCGGTAGTCCCGGACCCGGCGAACGGATCCAGGACCAGCCCGCCGGGGGGCGCGATCTGCACCAGCTGCCGCATGATCGATTCCGGTTTCTGGGTGATGTGGACCCGGGTGCGGCCGCGGGGCTGGGAGCCCTCCAGCCAGCCGGGCAGGTAGATCGTGGGGGCGTGGCGCAGCGGGTCGCCGCGGCTGCCCCACAGGACGTACTCGCACTCGCGACGGAACCCGTTCGGCGTCGGCCTCGAGATGGGCTTGCGCCACGGGATGATGCCGCGCCAGGTGTAGCCGCCGGCCTGCAGGGCGTCGGACGTGGCGGGCAGCTGCGCCCAGTCGGTGAACACGAGGGCGCTCCCGCCGGGTCTGGTGCGGGCGTAGGCCGCGGCGAGGATCTGCCCCAGCCAGTAGGTGTAGCTGCGCTGGTCGCGGGTGTCCCCGTCGAAGTCGGGGAGTGAGTGCTGGGCGTCGCCGGTGACGTACTTGTCGCGGGCGCCTTGGGAGCGCCGCTCGGCGTTGGTGCGGCCGCCGGAGTTGTACGGCGGGTCGCAGATCACGGCGTCCACCGGCTCGGTCAGGGTCGGCAGGAGGGTAAGGGCGTCGCCCTGGTGAACGGTCCAGCTCATCGGTGCTCCAAAGTCGTCGGGTGGTCCGTATCGATCATCGATTCGAACGGACGTTCGCGTCTTTACGGTGCACCGGAGTCAGGCGGCGGTGGGGCCGTGGGTGTCGAGGGTGAGGAGGACGGTGGTGGCGAGCTGGCGCATGGTGGTGGTGCGGTGGGCGACGTACTCGGCGGGGGTGAGCCGGGCCGGGCAGAGTGTGCAGGTGATGTGCAGCTCGTCGTCGCGCTCGACGAGCGACCATCCGGAGCAGCCCGGGCACGGGGCGTCCAGCGCCCGGGTCTCCGGGCGGTAGTGGTTGAGCCCCCGGAGGCGGTGGATCAGGCCCTCCAGTTCGGTGTGCAGGGTGGCGGCGTACGGGCGGGTCGCGGTGTAGGGGAGGTATCGCTCGTGCCAGGTGCACCAGGCGGCCAGGCCGGTGCCGGTGCGCGGCCAGGCGGTCGCGGGACGGGCCTGGGCGATGTGGGCGGTGCCGTGGGCGTCTCGGTAGGCGGTGGGGACGTCGGAGGCGATGTAGTGCGCCCACCCCGAAAGGAACGCCCCGATCGGAACGCCTCCGGTCTGGTCGCCGTGCGGGTCCACCACCGTGTGAGCCTGGCCGGGGCCCAGGAGGTCCAGGACGTCGAGGCGTACGGGGATGGGGGCGTGGGCGCGGCCGGTGGAGCCGCGGCGGGCCGGGCCGGTGTCGGGGTGGAGCAGGGTCCGGAGCAGCACCACCTGGTGGGGCAGCTCCCTGAGCCAGGCCAGGTGGGTGTGCTGGCAGGCCTCGCACAGGTAGTGGTCGGCGGGGGCGTGGCCGTGGCAGGCCTCGCAGGTGGTGTCCATGGTGCGCTCCGGGCGGTGCGGGGTGTTCAGAGGAGGGGGCCGGCGGGGACGTCGTCGATCGGGCGGCCGTTGATGTGGGCGGGCAGGAGGGGCCGCTGCGGCACGGGCAGCCGGACCGGCCGGGCGGGGCGGGCCTGGCGGGTGTTGCGGGCGCAGACCGGGCCGATGCCCAGGCGCAGTGAGGTCTGGCCGGTCAGGCGGCGCCCGCACACGGCGCAGCGGCGTACGTCAGGCATCGGGCATCACCCGGATGTCCGCCAGGGGCACGCGCTGGCCGAGCTGGGTGTGCAGGGACCGCAACCGGGCGACGGCCTGCCCGTCACGGCGGCGCAGCCGCTTGCGAGCCTCGGTCGTCAGGCCGTACCAGCATGTGCGGCACAGGTACAGGCCGCTTTCCTTCGGTTCGGTGCGGCAGCTGGGGCAGGACGTCATCGTGTGGTCTCCTCGGCGCGCCTCGTTCGTGGTGGGCGGCTGCTCCCCCTCGGGGACGGTCTGCCACCAGCGGGTTCCGTGCTCGTCGGCGTGGCTGCCCTGGTGGTGCGGGCGCAGGACGCACTCGGTGGGCGGAGTGTGCTCGCTGAAGGGGGGCTTCGGATGTCCGCAGTGCTCGGCTGGGACGTCGGTGGGCCATTCGATGTGGGCGCCGTGGTAGCTGTGGGCGAGCAGGAGGTCGAGGGTGCGGGCGCCGGAGCAAATCCCCCAGTCCGGGTCATCCATGACGACGGCGCGGCCGTTGGGGAACACGGCGCCATCGAGGGGCTCACCGTTGCGCTGGATCAGGCGGAAGGGACGGGCGAAGACGGCGGTCACGGGCCTACCACCACGGTGCACACGCCGGACAGGCACAGGCTCTGTCCCTCGCTGACGTAGTGGACGTGCTCGCCCTCGGCGGCGAGGTCCTCGGCGGCCGTACGGGCCGGGCTGGGCTGGGTGTTCATCGGGTCGGAGTTCCCTTCGTGAGGTGTCGTACGGGCGGGACGGGCCGGGGCCGGTAGGCGTGGCCGGGGCAGCGGTCGGGGCCGGTCTGCCACCCGGCCCGTACGGCGGTCGCGTACGCCTCGCCCTGGTCGGTGCTCCCGGTCGGCAGGTACGCGGCGCACCCCCCGTACGGGCCGAGGGGGGCGTCGCAGCGGATGGTCAGGGTGAGGCTCACCGCTGCTGCACCCCGGCCCCGGTGCACGTGGGGTGGTGCTCCCGCCAGGCGGCCAGGACGGCGGTCGGGATCTGGCCTCGGTCCGGGACGGTCAGGCCCTTGCCGCGGGCCCAGGTACGGACGGTCGCCGGGTCGTAGTCCCGGGCGGGCTTGCGCCGGGGAGCGAGCCGGGCCTTACGGGCACGGATCTCGGCCAGGCGCTCTTCCAGCTCGGCCTCCTCCGCCGTGACCCGGGCCAGCTCCTGTTCCTCGTGGTGGCGGGTGCGCAGGGTGCCGAGCGCGTCGTGGGCCTGGGCGGCCAGGCGCTGAATGCTCTTGTCGGTGTGGGCGTGTGCCCAGGCGATCAGGGCCCCCACGGTGAGCGGCACGTCGGCCGGGGGCTGGGGTACGGGCGGGGTGGTCATCGTGGTGTCCTTCGCGGAGAAGCGGATACGGGGCAGGCGGGGGCCGGGTGGCGGGGGATGCCGGGCGTCTCCTCATCGATGAGGGCCTGGAGCGCGGCGACCGTCACGGGCCCTCGCCCGTGGCCCGGTCGCGGAGTTCGGTGGTGGTACCGCACGTCCAGCCGGCCAGGCCGTCCAGGAGGGCCTGGCGGTGCGCGGCGGCGTCCTGATCGGGGTGGGGGCAGGGGCCCGGGCGGCGGCCGCCGTACGTTCCGGTGGGCCACTCCTCATCGAGGAGCGCGCGCGTGTCCCGGGCAGCGGCCACCGTCGGGTTCACCGCTGCCACGGCACCGGCCTCACGCCCGACACCTGCCGCTGCCCACCACCGCTGCTGCGCCTGGGCGGCGGGGAGGGGCAGGTGGCGTGGTGGGGCATCGCCCGCCACTCGCCCGGCTTGATGTCCGGGCGGGCCGCGGTGACCGTACGGACGTAGAGGACCCCGTCCGGACCCTGCATCACCGCGACGTTGCCCTCCTCGTCCGGCTCGGCGTTCACGGGCTGCCTGCGCCCGTTGGCCGTGGTGAGGCACCACACGATCGGGGCGCGGCAGCGGCGGCAGTGCGTCAGGTGGCGGGGCGCGGGCTTCATCCGGTGGTCCTTCCGTCGTGCTCGGGATCGATCAGGTGGGGCAGGACCAGCGCCCTGCCGTAGAGGCGGATCGCGGCCGGGGCGCCGTGCTCGACGAGCGCCTGGCGGACGGCCTCCGGGGTGGCCGCCGCGCGCAGCTGCTCCCGTACGTCCGGCCCGGGCGGCTCGGGCCCGGGCTCCGGCGGGGGCGGCCAGGGCAACCACCGCACCGGCGGCCTGGGCCGGGCGGGCGGTTCGGGCCGGGGCTCTACCACCGTCCGCCGCTGCGCCCCGGTCGCCTCCTCGGCGGCGATCTCCTGGGCGGTGGCGGCGATGTTGGCGCACAGGTGGCAGCGTTCGCCGGTGGACCAGGTGGTGCCGGACTCGCAGGAGGGCAGGCGGCATCCGTGCCGGACGAGTCCGGCGCCGAGGATCCACCGGCCGACCTCTCCGCGGTGGGCGTGCTCGGCGGCGGGGCCGTGGGCGGTGAGGCGGGAGAAGCGGGCGGTCAGCCGTGCCGTGAGGCGCTCGGTGCCGACGCCTGCGGAGAGCTGCCGGCCGATCTCCTGCCCGATCCGCCGCAGCACGTACGGGCTGATGCGCTCGAGTTCGTGGCGTACGGGCTCGAGGACCTGCCACACCCTCGGGGAGAGCTGGAGGCCCGGCCCGCGGTACGAACCGGCCGCCGCCTTGTTGCTGCGCTTTTCGCCGTGACCGGTCGCGCTACTACCCGCATCTCGCCTACGGCGGATCCCCCCACAACCCTCGCTCGTCAACGGTCGGTCAGTCGTACGGTCTTCCTCAGTCGCGGGGGATCCGTCAGCTGTGCGGGGAGCCGATCCGTCATGTATGTCAGGGGCCGCGGTGGCCCGGGCGGCGGGCGCCGGGGGCTCGGCCGGGGCGGTGTCGGGGTCGTCGAGGACGGGGTGCAGCGGGCGCGGGTGGGCCTCGTAGGCGTGGCGGCCGCGCGGCCCCTGGCGGCGGTGGATGGTGACCCACCCGGAGCCCTCCAGGTCGTCCAGAAGGCGCATCACCTGCCGCTCGCCCAGCGGCTCACCCGCGCTGTCGCCGTACTGGTGGCGCACGACGGCGCGCAGCTCCGCGAGGGAGAGCGGCATGCGGCGGATCTGGGCGTAGGCGATGACCGCGTACAGGCGCAGCTGGCGGGGCGGAAGGGACGTGGCGGCAGGGGCGGGGACCCACACGAACAGCTCGCCCTCCTCGGCCGGGCGTACCCAGCGCTCGGCGGACTCGCCCTCGCCGTCGCGGGAGGTACGGCGCCGGGTGATGACCTCGGCTATCCCGTCGCTGCCGGCGGTCGTGAGCTGAGTCAGGGCCCGCTCGACCTCGGACACGGACAGACCGAGGTAGGCCGCGATCGTGGTGACCTTCGCGCGGCAGTTTTCCGGGCGCATGGCCAGGGCTGCGATCTTGATGTAGACGCTCAGGGCCGAATCCCGGTACTGAGCACCTACAACCAGGCGCAGGGGCACACGAACACGCAGGCCGCCGCCGCTGCGCGGGCGTGCCCCGGTGGCCGCGCGGGGCGGCTGGGGGCACGGCGCAGCCGCAGCATGTGCTGCGGTGCGCGGCGCGGCGACGGCGGACAACTCGTGCTCCAGGGTGGGGTGTTACGGGGTGGGCTGGTCGGTCTTGGCGGAGGCGGTGCGGGCCGCGCGCAGGGTGGCGATGGCGTGGCGAGGGACGTGGGGCTGCAGGGTGGTGCGGCCGGGGGTGGGCTCGGCGGTGGAGACCCAGCCGCGGGACTCCAGGACCCGCAGCGCGATGAGGACCTGGCCCACGGTCAGGCCGGTGTCGGTGGCCAGGCGGTGCAGGCCGGGCTGCCGGTCGTCCCGGATCACACCGGTCTCGCCGTTGGCGTACGTACCGATGACGAGGGCCAGGAGGCGAGGGTGGGGAGTCATCCCGGACTGGCGGATGGCTTGTGTGTAGGCCGGGCGGAACCGCCACGTGCCGAGTTCGACAGGGGCCATCAGGCCGGCCATCCGGCGCGCCGCCCGGGCCTTCGCGGCAGGGGTGGCGAGTTGGGCGGGCGACGGGCGGGGGTCGGAGATCGTCACGGCTGCTCCTGTTCGTCGAGGTCGGGCTGGTTGTCGGGGTGGTTGAGGTAGGAGCCGGGCGGCCAGCCCGGGCCCGGCGGGGGCTCGGGCAGGCCGCGCAGCGCGGAGGGGGTGTGGAGGTTGCACTTCCAGCCGGTCACGTACCGGCGGGCGTAGGCCAGGCCGTGCGGGAAGCCAACGTCCCCGCACGGCGGCGGCCGCCGCCTCACGAGGCCGAGGTGTTGATGTGGCCGCAGTGGGTGCAGCGCAGACCGGCCGAGGTGACGTCGTGCGGCCACTCCATGTGCCCGCACCGCGGCCGGTCGCAGCGCGCCCACATCCGCCGCTCGGTGTCCCGGGCGGCCGGCCCCGGGGCGGGGGCCGGGGGGCGGCGGCGGGGCAGGAGCCGGGAGGCCCAGGGGAGGACGACGGCCAGGACCACGGAGCAGAACCCGACGAGCAGCCACTCAGACATCGGCCCGCTCCTGACGGGCGGCGACCAGGCGGCGGGCGGCGGCGGTCAGGCGCAGCTCCGCGAGGGCGACTCCGTACGCGGCGCACTGCCCCGAGCACCACACCCGGTCCGGCTCCCGCGACCCGTACACACCGGCCCGCGTCCACCCCGCCAGCGCCGGGTCGGCCTCGTCCAGGGCGTCGGCCTTCGTGCCGCACCGGGGGGTGCGGCACTGGCCGGGAGTCTCGACCGGGCGGCCGGGCTGCGGCGCCCCGTACGACCCGCCGTTCCACTCCTGCTGCGCCCTGCCGGCGCTCTTCTTGCGCGGCGCCGCCTTCCTCTTCGGCGCGGTGAACCCAGGCGCTGCCATCACGTGGTCCCTTCGGTCTTGCGGTGCTTGGCGGTGGTGGTGATGCGGTGGTCCGCGGCCCAGCCGACGGCGATGAGCACGCCGACGGCCAGGCCGAGACCGATCAGGGAGCACAGGACCCACAGGTCCCCGCTCACGGCCGGGCCCCGGAGGGGGCGAGCAGCCTCCGTAACCGGGCCGCCGCGGCGGCGATATGGGCCTCGGGGGTGAGCGCGTAGGGGACGGGCTCCTCGTCCAGCGGCACCACGTACGGCAGGCGCACGCCCAGGACGTGGGCGACCTGCTGCCACGCCTCCCACCGCCCGGCCTCCGCCGCGACCTCGGCCGGGGGGCCGGTCGTGGTCGGCGGGGCGGTAGGCAGGAGGCGGAGCAGCGCCGACTCGAGGGCCTCCAGCTCCTCTGCGGGGCTCACCGCTCCGCGTCCGGGTCGTACGTCGCCTCGGCCAGCACGGGGACGACGACGTACCCGGTGAACTGGGGCTGGCCGCCGTCCACTTCGACGGTGAGTTCCGAGAACTCCTCGTCCTCCTCGTCGCGGACCCAGTCGAAGAGGACCGTGTGCTCGGGCCCGTAGGACAGAGACTGCTCGGCCTCGGCGTGAGCCCGGGCAGCGTCCTCGGTGGTGTACGTGCCGAGCGGGATCGTCTCGTGCTCGGCCCGGTAAACGGTGCGCTCCCGGGCCTCCAGCTCCGCCAGGTCCTCGGCGGTGTGGACCAGGCCCGCCGCATGCAGAGCAGCCGCCTGGTGCGCGTACAGGGCGGAGGGGCGTTTGCCCGCAGAGTTCCAGTGCAGGGCAGCACCGGCCAGGACGTTCTGGACCAGGCGCAGCCGGTGAGCGGTGGACTCGCCCGGCTGGGTGTCCTTCCCCTCCAGGGCGTCGGTGATCCGGTCGGCCAGCGGTGCGGCAGTGCCGGTCCAGGTGTCGCGGCCGCCGTGGTGCAGCGGCTGCTCCACGGTGATCCGGGCATCGGGGCGGGCGCCGGGCAGGACACTCAGGATGGCGTCCAGAACCAGAGTGCGGATCGTCACGCCTCCACCGCCGTGGCGGCGTCGTCCGGGTCGGTGGTCCAGAGGGTGACGGTGGTCCCGTCGACCGGGACGACGACCTTGTACGTGGTGCTGCCGCCCTCGGTCTGGGTCTTGGTGACCGGGACGTCGTAGGCGGCGGCGATCTCCAGGAGCGGGGCGAGCAGCAGGTAGCCGGCCTCCCCGGCGTAGTGCGTGCGGTCCCACGTCTTCTGGCAGGTGAAGAACGGCTCGGCCGGGGACGAGGCCGAGGCGAGGACCTTCCACGTTGCGTTTGCCGCCGCCTGCACGCCGGTCTTCCAGGCGAGGGGCTTCACGGACTGGGGGGACGTGGTTTCGATAGTCTGCGTGGACACAGTTACCTCTCAGGTGCGTTGAGATGTGCTGGTGAGGGGTCGCCTATGGACCAGGCCCGGTCCGGGGCGGCCCCGACGTACGTGTGGGTCAGGCGGTCTCGAGCAGGTGAACCAGCGACGCGGTGACGACGCGGTGGCACTTGCCGAAGGACAAGGTCCGGACCGGCGCCTCTCCTCGCTTCACGAGGTCGTAGAGGTGGGACTTACTCACGCCCAGCGCCTTGGCTGCTTCAGGTACGGCCACCGTTGCCGGCCATGACCTCACCTCAGCGAGCGTCGGACCGGCGGCCGCGGCGCTCATGACGAAGCCGCTTCGGAGGACGACGGCATCAAGTCCGAGACCTCGCACCCGAACGCGCTGGCAAGTCGAGCCAGCATCGGGGCGGATGCGCCAGAGATTCCGCGTTCAACCATGGAGATGTGGCTCTTGGTGGTGCGAGCTCGGCGGGCCAGCTCCTTCTGGGTGAGCCCGGCCTCGACTCGGCGCCGTCGGATCTGAGCGGGGTCCTGGTAGTGCGCTCTCATGGGCGACACAGTAGCCACAAGTTCAAAGAAGTACAAGAAAGAATAAGACTTAGGTTGCCCTAATTCAATGTTGTCTACCGTCTGGCGAACTGGTGCCATAAAGTTCAGCGAAGTTCGATACGCATCCTGAAAGGACCCCTGGTGAGCGCGCCCCCACCCGCACCACCGCCCGAGGCCGAGGTCATCCGGTTGGCCCGGCTAGCTCGAGGCCTGAGTCCCGAGGCCGCGGCCGCCCGTACGCCCGTGCGTCTTGGCGGTGGGAGGTGGCGCCACATCGAGCAGGGCTACACCCGCAGGGTTCCGTTCACACCGACCGCCGCACCGGCAAAGACCCTCGCGCACATGGCGAACGTCGTAGGCGTCCGTCCCGAGCAGCTGGATGGCGCAGGGCGAGGCGACGCTGCGGAGATCCTCCGGGAGATCAAGCGCCAGGAAGCGGCTGAGCAGCCGGGCCCCGGGCCGGCCGATCCCCGAGTGCAGATGGCGTTGGACATCCTCACGGACCTGCCGCCGCGCGTCCGCGAAGAGGTACTGCGCCGCTTGAGCCCGGAGGACAGGAAGCGCATCGACGAAGGCTGAAGATCCATCGAAGCCCCCGTAGCCGATGGGATTCCCGAGGCCGCGGGGGCTTCGGCGTAGGCAGAGCATCGACAGAGGAGGCGGCATGCCCGAGATCAAGAAGGTTACGGCGAGAGGGAAGACCCGCTACCGGTTCGTGATCGACATCGGCGTGGACCCGGTGACGAAGAAGCGGCGCCAGCTCACGATAACGAAGGACACGTCGACCCAGGCCAAGAACGAACTGGCGCGGATCCAGCACGAGCGCGCGACCGGCACGTTCGTCGCACCGTCCGACATGACAGTCGAGCAGCTGGTCGACATCTGGCTGGCGATGGTGACGCCCGACGTGGAGGTGAAGACCGCTCGCTCGTACGTGGACGCTATGGCGTACGTCAAGACGCACCTAGGCGCGAAGGCGGTCCAGCAGCTCACTGAGGAGGACGTGGTCGGCATGGTCACGTGGATGCTGACCAGTGCGCGCCGGATCGGGGGGAAGCCAGGCACGGGGCTCAGCGTTCGCACGGTGGATCTGACGCTGGGGCGCCTGCGCGCGGTGCTCACCGTCGGGATCCGGCGCAACATCCTCACGCGGAACGTGGCCGAGTACGTCTCCGTGCCGAAGGCGGCCCGGAAGGAGGCCCGCGCCAAGAAGCGTGAGAAGACGCCGTGGAACGAGGACGAAGTACGCCAGTTCCTCGCGGGAATCCGTGACGTTCGCGAGTACGGCGGGTGGATGCTCACGTTCATTGCCGAGCGGCCGGCGGAGGTGTGCGGCGCTCGCTGGGCGAAGGACATCGACCTGGAGAAGGGGACAACGACGATCGGCAACACCCGGACCTTGACCTACGACCCGTCACGTCCACGCGGGCAGCGGTCGGTGGTGGTGGAGAAGGACGCCAAGTCCCAGGCCGGTGAGCGCGCGCTGCCACTCCCCCTGCCCACGTGGAACGGACTGAAGGCCTTCCGAAAGGTCCAGCTGGCCGAGCGGCTCGAGGCCGGAGCCGCCTACGAGGGCACGGGCTACGTGATGGTGGACTCGCTCGGGCGCCCGTGGAAGACGGACAAGCTGCGGCGCGAGGCGTACAAGCTGATGGACGCGACCGGCGTGCGGCGGGTGACTCTCTACATGGCTCGCCACGCGGTCCTGTCGTGGATGGCGAACAACGGCGTGCCGGACACAGTGGTGTCGGCCTGGGCCGGCCACGCTGATCTGTCGTTCACGAAGCGGGTGTACGTGCACCCCGACCCTCAGTCGCTCAGGGCCGGTTCGGACAAGCTCGCTGAGCTGCTCGGCTGA